TCATTTTGATTTGATTGAATATAAGACGCGCTTATAACTCCTTGAACTGTTGTACTATCAAGATATTGAACGTCATTTGTAAATGTGCTTACGGGGAGACCTGTTACAAATGTTGAGTCTGTAAAATCGCTTGTGTTGTACTGTATTTGTCTTGATTGTACATAAGCATTATTAACTGTTGTGAGTATAACACCTGAGGCGATAGAAGCAGAGTCAAGAACTACACCAGCTCTTGCCGTGACATAATCAGAATCAATAATTACTTCTAAATATGAACTATCAATAATTGCTTGCACGGCCGCTGAATCAACAGTAGAAACTCTAGCGTTTATGTATGCTGAGTCTATAAGCTGCTTTGTTAAATCTGAATCTATAAGAGCTTGTCTAGCTCTAACATACGCGGTATTAATCACGTCTGTTACAGTTGTGCTATCTAAATAATTTGTATCATTTGTAAATGTACTGATTGGCAATCCAGTTACAAACGCAGAATCAGTAAAATTACTAGTATTATAACTAGTCTGTCTTGATTGAACGTAAGGAGCATCAATGAGTTGTGTTATTAGAGCTGAATCAAGTACATTACGAATAACAGTGGTTGTTATACCTGCAGAATCTGCTATTCTAAGTTGCCCACCACTGTCTTGAAGTATTAAACTTCCAAGTCTTATAGTAGCACTCGTAGTTTGAAGAGTAAGATCTCCAGTTATCTTTGCGCCAGAATCTGTAGTTTCAAACTTTTTTACATCATTATAATATAATTTTACTGCGCTATCTCTACCGAAAGAATTAGGATAAAGTTTAGATAAGACAACATTCGAATCAACAAGTTGTAATGTTCTTGCTGAATCAATAGTAAATCTATAAACCATCGCTGAATCGAGAGCCGTGGCCGCTGACTGGTATCCTGCACTTGCATGATCACCCCAACCAAAAGCTGTATTCCAATTTCCCGAGTTAGATAACTGACTATTATTTGCAAGTTCAACCCAAGCACCTGCATGCGCAAAATAACCCTTTCCAGTGCTATGTACATGAGCAAACATTCCGTGATAAGTAGAAGCATTAGGAAGATCACTTAATTGAGAATATACATTAGCAAAAAGAACTTTTCCAGTAGTTATTATATTATTGGCGCCCATATTTAAAGTGCTGCCAGTAACTACTGAAGAAATAAATCCTGAGTCTCTTTGTAAGTCTGCTTGTATTAATTGAACGTAATCAGAATCGACTACTGCTTTGATGTGAGCGGAATCGATAAGTGCTGCCGCATAAGTACTATCTAAATAATTTTTATCATTAGTAAAAGTACTTACAGGAAGTCCTGTAACAAATGAGGAATCTGGAAAATCACTAGTGTTATATTGTATTTGCTTTGATTGAATATATGCAGTGTTTATTAAATTTTGACCAGTTGTACTGTCCAAATATTTTGCATCATTTGTAAATGTTGATATTGGTCTAGAATTTACAAAGGCTGAATCAGTAAAATCATTAGTGTTATATTGTATTTGTAGTGCTTGCACATATGCGTGAGGAATTTTTGATTGCACATGAGCAGAATCAGCGGTTGCTAAAACAAATGCAGAATCTCTAAATCTATCGCGGGCTTGTATATATGCAGAATCAATAAGTGCTATTGTTCTTGTGGAATCAATAGTGTTTGGATATATTACTTTATTGATGATATGTGATGAATCAATATTAAATACGCCTGTACCATCACTATAAACTAATCCTTTATCCGCACTAACTGATGCTCTGGCTCTGGCATTTGTAAAATATAAATTAGATCCTTCTGGTAATTGACCAGTGTTTGCATCGCCTAGATCTGAGTCAAAATTTGTCTTTGTGTATTTTACTTCAACATCAATACTAAAAACACCAGTATTAGGATTGTATGTTAGATCATTTGATGCACTTAGCTTTGATCTTATTTCAGAGTCAGATGGTCCGGTATATGCTATGACACCAGTTGAGTTATTATACGATAAACTTCCAGCGCCTCCAGCATCTGTTGCTGATATTGATTGTCTTGCTCTTGATTGAGTAAAATACTGATTATTACCTTCAGTTAAATTATCAGTTGTTTTCGTTGCAAGCGCGGAATCAAAATCTGAATCAAACTGTGTTATACCATAACTATCTAAAGTTGTAGGTGTATTAGTTAAATAAGAAAAATCTCTTCTTTGCCTGGCTGCTATGTAATTAGAATCCACAACTCCAAATACAACTGAACTATCTTGAATAGTAAATGATGAATTTATAATTGTAAGTGTAGCACTAGAATCAGGATATGTTAAAAAAGTTGGACTAGAAGAATCAGAGTCTTGAACAGTAGGCGCACTAGCTCTTATGACTGTTATTGTAAAAGTATCTCTAAAATTATTAAACCTACCTGATACAAGATCACCAACACTTTTAGCATCAACAGTTTTTATAACAACAGTTTTTGTTTCTCCTTGATTTAAACTTACTGTAAGACCATACTCTTCAGACCTCTGTGCAGAAGTTAAAACAGGCTGCTCCGCAAACCAACCTCTAACTTCATCTGGTTCTACAGCTAAATCATCTAATATTACGGAAAAATCTAAACTGGCAGTTGTAAAAGGTAGATTAACAGTCTTAGTATTCTCTATGACCTGTGTTTGAGTTCCATCTGGTAATCTGTATTTTAATATGTCTGCCATTATGCTTCATCTGAGTCTGCATCTGGTTTTGGTTGTGCACCTTTCTCAGCTTTTTCAACTTCATCATCGTTTTCATCATCAACTTCTTGATCAAGTTCTTTAGTATCTTCTTCACTAAGTTTAAGTATATTTTTCATAACCCAATCTTTTGTGAAGTATTCTCCAACGTGAGGCTGAATCATATCTAATGTTTGAATTCTTTCTTTTAATAATTCACTTTCTTTAAGTTCACTGAAGTAATTGTCTCTAGAATATTCAATCTTTATATCTTCTTTCCATGCATCCCAATCTGCTTCGGTAATTATCTTTTTTAAGATTAACTGTTTTTTAAGAATATCGACAAAAAGACTTGAAAATTTATTTCTTAACCTATCAATAAATTTTTGAAACTTAACTTCATCTCTTGAAATTTCTGTTGATCTTCCCAAAGAAAACTGTTGTTCTTGCTCTAATCTGTTTATTGGAACATTAAGCGCTCTGTATACTCTTTTTTGAAAATAAATTATGTCGTCAATTTGTCCAAGATTTTCTCCACCTGGTAATGAAGTAACTTCAGTTCCTCTACCACCTTCTCTTCTTGGTAGCCAGAAATCTTCAAGCATACTCATATGTTTTCTATCGTCTTTTAACTCTCCAGTATTTGCATCATAGACTAACTTGTTTCGAAACTTTGTCATTATACTTTTTAAGTATTCTTCTGCTTTCCCTTTTGGAAGGTTACCAACATCAACATAGAATATTCTTCTTTCTGGTGCTCTTGCCAATCTGTAGATAACAAGAGAGTCTTCCATCATTCTTAATTGGTTAATAGGCTTTATTGCTTTATGTAAATGAGAAACAACTTTTTTACGTGATTCGTCTAATAGACCCGATGTTACGTAACTGATAGAATCAACATGAAACTTAACGGCATTGTTCGAGGCGTTTTGTCCTGGTTTGTCTTGATAAATGTAATATTCTTTTACTTCTTTTACAACACTTGCATTAGTCTTTTGATCTTTTTCTTTTTTGATCTCTTTCACTTTTCTCATTTTTAAAGAGTCAATAAATCTTATTTCTTGTATTCCACCCTTTTCATTACCATCTGGTACTACTAAGTGATGATATATTCTTCCATCAGTATACCATCTTTTAAATATATCATGACCTAACTCCTTAAAGTCAAGCATTGATAGTACACCTTTAAATTCTTCTTGTATTGATTTTTTAATCTGATCTGTAGCTTCAATGTCATCTAAACCTATACTAACTATACCGGCTTCTTCATCAACTACTACTGCTTCATTAACAATATCTTCAATTGCCGCATCTACCTCGGGATGAGTGGCGACTCCTCTGTATTTCATTATTAATGAGTAATTATCTTTAGCACTACTTCCGTCTAGATCTACATATTGTCCATAGTAGCTTCCGGAAGCAGTAACGTATCCTGCACCGTCCTCACTTTGAGGCGGCACTACTGACTTTAATTTGCCAGTGTTTGATTTTGCTCTTTTAATTTCAAAACCGAATAACTTTATAGAGTTCTCTTCTGCCATAACTATCCTTTAAATTAACACCGAGGGGCTTTCACCCCTCGATACTATTTATTCACTTGTTAAATGTTATCAGCTATTGCGCTGATATCACCGAATTCGCCGGCCGGTCCTGCTACTGCTACTCCAGAATTACCTGAAGAAGTCGTACCAGTTCCTTGGTAACTTTCCCAATAATCGACTTGAAATTCAATAGTGAATTCTTCCAATCGGTCATTATCACCGTATGAAAGGTCGATTGCTGATACGTTAGTTGGGAACGTTCCTCTGAACTCGTATCTATAAAGTTGCTTACCACTTTTGTCAAGTTGATCAACGATAAGATCAGCCTTGTACGCAAGAGGATTGGTTGCTCCAACATTCGCTTGATGCGCATTGATAGCATTCATCCATCTTTCCATACCTTGTCTGATCTTGAAATCAGTGTCGTTGTAAACCGTGACTACCCAAGGTTCGAATACCCTGTCGCCAGCAACCTGGACAGCTCTTCCTCTGAAAGGAACTGGAACTGTGCCCATGATAGATGCTGGTAACTGAGCTGCAGAACACATGAAAGACATGTTCTTTCTGTTCTCTGCACCTTCGATCTCAGGAACTGTAATACCTAGTGGCGATCCAACTTCTACTCTATAGAGATTAGGGCGTGCCCCACCTCCCTTTAAAGCGGCTTTAAAATCGTCTATACCTAATACTGCCATATCATTTTCTCCTTACCAATATTTATACAGTTCCAACGACTTCGCTAAACGCTACGCCTGATCTAACACCAACAAAATTAAGTGTTATGAAGTTAATAGATCTTGCGGGTTTAATGAAGACGTTAGCAACAAATTGATTAGTGTCAACGATTTCTGGACCATTATTGGTGTCATCACATATTACTTTAAAGTCTGTGATTCCTCGTCTACCTTGGATGTTTCTAAGAACAGGTTCTATAATGCCAACAAACTCTGATCTGGTAAATTCATCGTTGAATTCAAAGATCGTTGACTTGGCAGCTATAGATATTGCTCTTTCGATAACCAAGAATAGTCTTCTAACATTGATCCTGTCAAAAGCTGACGGTCTGTCTTGGTGTGTCTTATCACCAAATAGTAATATTCCTGAACCAGGAAGATTCGCTACAGGATTGACTCCAATCTTATAGTGGGTATCTCTATCTGATTTGTTAGGATTATATGCTAATGCAGTAACTCCAAGGTATTGACCTCTTCGTGAACCTGCAGGTGAAAAGAACGGTGCAAAATTACGATCAGTTGCAGCCATTATACCAGCTGTTGAAGAAGCTGCTGGTATATGTATAAACTTATCATTAAATTTATCATAAACTTTTAGATAGTTATTGTCAACAACTAGATATGAACTCTTAGTAAAGTTTGCTACTGCAGTAGAAACAGCTGCCACCGCACCACCAGCGTTATTGACAACAGCTGATCTGTTTGGTGATGTAACTGCTACACAGTCTTTTCTAAGAGATGATGCTGTTGTAACCAAGTCGTTAACAACCGTAACTTGATCGGCAGATGATAACATACCAGGCGCGATTAAGAAATCTACCTCGATAATGTCTGGATCTTCAAACCTGTCAAATCCTGTTGCAACATTTCCTGTTGTAAGAGCTGCGCCGTCATCACCGTCGTTTAGTGATGTTTGAACTCTTTGGGCTACACGACCAGTACCATAGTTTTTATTAAGTCCTGTAGCTGTACCAGCCGCAGTACCTAAACCTAATTGTGTGATATCCGCTATCCATATATGCGCTGAACGATTATTAATTACATCTTTAAGGTAATTAGTGGTTCCATCAGTATTTTTTGCATTTTCTGCAACAGACAAGAACGGAAATACTTCAAGTACTGAACCTTTAGTACCGGTAAAAGCTCCGTCTTCGTCAACAACAGCAACGTGTACTTCATCGTGTGAAGCCCCGTCTGCAGTTGCAGTTGCACTTGTTCCTGGTGCCGCATCAAAATTATTTTGAAATGGCCAGGCAGCAAAGTCACTAGTGGATCCTGCATCGCTAGCTGCGAATGTTTCTATTTTTAGTGAATTACCTAAAGCACCTGGATACTTTCCTACGATTCCTACGTTGTCGGAATCTAATGCTGAAAGTGATGCTTCAAAGTCGTCTAAATTATCGATAGTCAATGCTAATGTAGCACTATCCCCACTATGAGCGTTATTGGCGCCATTGTGCATTCTAACAACTTGCATGGAGTTAGAATATCTTAGGAAGTAACTTGCATTGTGAAAATCGATAGAGTGTGCATCGTCTGGCGATGCGAACACGTTAATGAGTCCTTGCTCATTAGCTACTAGTCTTGGCTCGTCTACTGGACCCCATCTAAAACGACCCACATACGCGCCTGTGGATGATTGTACGTTGGGAACACCAGCTGTTAAGTCAATTTCCTTAACAACAACGGCCGGAGACTGCGTTGGTGTAAATAGTGCCATGTCTCTTTTCCTCTTCCAAGTGAATAAATTATAAGTTTTTAAAAATCATAATACGGTTATGTTCAATTACCTATATTTATAATATTAAAAATTTTCATTTGTGTATTCTATAGCCCAACCATCTTCTGGTTTTGGTTGTGCTACTTCATCCAAACCATCTTCGTGAAGACCAAAAGGCAATATGTCATTTTCTATTTCAAGCATTCTTTGTTCAAACATTAATTTTTTGATACTAATGTCAGTTAATTCACTAAAATATGTAGTTCCAACAAAGAAACCGAATAAGATAAAATTCATTACTAAATCATCATGATTTCCTTCAGAAGCCTCAAACGATTGACCTCTTGCTACAAACGTTGATATTTCTAATATTGTTTCTTCATCAACGATATCTATTTTTTGATTCTCAATCAAATCTTTAAATGCAGAACAACCAATGCGTTTAACTTTTTTGGTCATGTTAAGACCAAGACCTGAGTTTTTAACTGTAGATTCAACAAACATGTTTTCATATTCTAAATCATGATACAAACCATTGCATACAACCTGACCAGCATCATTTGATTCTATTACTACAATGCAATCATTGTAAAGATTTGCATACTTATATATAATATTAGGGAAGAGTAAAGGAGAGATAGTGTTGTTGCGATATACAGCTACTTGCTCAAAAGGGTTAGTACTTATATCGATTAAGTTAAATGTTGAATAATCCTGACCTCTTCCCCTTGCAACGTCTACGGTCATAACATAATTATGGCCTTTTAATGGTTCTTTATATATGTTAACGGTATCAGTTGTTATCTTGATTGGTTCTTTTCTTCTTAAATTTAATAATGTTTCAGCATGAATAAGTGTATCTCCAGTTCCAAAAAACGTATTTCCAAATTCTTGATCAAATTGAAGCTGCGAAGTGTTTGCAATAGTTTGAGCTCTCCATTTTTTATCTCGACCAGGAACGTCCCACCAATCAACTCTAAATGGGTTATATTCATTTACTCCTTGAGTTGCTCCTTCCCAAAGCTTATGGAATACATTACCAATACCATTAGCAGTAGACGTAATAATAACTTTAGTCTCTTTACCAGATGAAATAACAGGATATGTAGATGTATAAAACTCAGACGCTCTTTCCACAAAAGCAAACTCATCTAAATACAGAAGTGAAACTGACATACCACGAATTGATGACCCGCTCGTTGCAGCTGCCACAATCCGAGAGTTATTTGAAAACTCGATCGAACCTTTGTTCAAAGCTTTACAACCAGGTTGAAGGAAGAAAGGCAGGTTCTCTAACATTAATGTCACACGCCCTAGCATCTCACGAGCAGTAGCTCCTTTGTTCGCCATAATTGCAACTATCTTTTCTGGTTGAAATAAAACAAACCAAAGAAGATATGCAACAGAAGATATAGACTTTCCTGATTGTCGACATGCAAGTACTATGTTAAATCTATTTGTGTTAAAAGCTTTAAACATCTTTTCTTGATAAGGGTATAGATTGAATTCAACTAATCCTTCATCAAGAGATATTATCTTACAGTATTTTTTAGCGAAATAAGCAGGATCATTCATGCACTTAGCATACTCTTGAACTTCTTCATTAGTCCAAGCCTGTACAACACCGTCTTTCTTTACGTTTGGGTTGCCAAGATATGCATCAGCTAGTTTCATCATCAGAAGGTTTTCTTTCATTTATATCGATAACATTATCGTTATCGCTAACATTCTTTAGCATTCTTTGTAGGTCAGTTGTTGATCCAACAAAGAGATTATTATTTGTTGTGGTACCTTCAATTTGTTTTGTATCGCTCTTATAAAAATCTTTTTTCTTTTTATTTAAATCCATAAGTTTATCGTTTACATCTGAAACGTTTTTTATCATTCCAGATAAAACTTCATATGCTCTTGGATGTTCTAAGTTTCTTGCAACATCTATCATATCATCTAGAGCGCCTTGTCCTTTTTCTATAAGATCATAATATGTTCTTTTAGAATATTCATAATCGTTTTCAACATTTTCATCTGATTTATCTGTCATACTGGGTTTCCATATCTGGCAGCTATTCTGCTATTAAAAGGTTGTTTCAAAAATCTATTTGGAGCTCCATGTAAAGCATATGATGCTTGATAGTCTGTACTTGCAGTTCCAGTGGTTGCGTCATGCATTCTATTTAATTCGGCATTAGAAGTTATAAATTCTAAAGCTTCCTCTTTTGTAGGTGTATTATTTAGATTATGTCTTAATCCCATAAGTAAAGTTATTATTCCAGTAACTTGTGGAGCAGCCATACTTGTTCCATTTAGTTTATTAACTAAAAAAGCAGTATCTAATGTATAAGGTATGGCTCCATTTCCTATAGTAGCTGAAGGACTTTGAGATATAGAGCTCATAATTCCTGATCCTGGAGCTAAAACGTCTAGTCTTGGACCTCTATTACTATAAGTAGCAATATTTTCTTTATTTGTGGTATAACTAGTATCAATCGCGCCGACACATATCACCCCAGTTTGTGAAACTGGTGTCGCACCTCTATGATAATACTGTACTTGATTTGGCACACCTAAGTTTCCAGCACCTGCATCCCAGCCTGTATATAAGAAATAATTATCATAGTCTGTACCTCCAGGAAGATCAACTTGATACGTATAATTTCCCGCTGCCCCAACCAGTATTATTCCAGCATCTATACAATCTTGAATATCTGATTCTACACTTGAGATTCTAACTGGATATCTCCAATAACCATCATTGTCAGCTTCTGTATTCATTAGTCCATATTGTTTTAAACTTCCAGCTCCAATATCACCATTACTACCAGAAAAATTATTATTTCTCCATCTAAGACCTGTCATTGTTCTAGTATTTGTACCAACATAACCCCAACTCATATTACAAATTGTTGGAATATTCGGTACACTGTCATTTGTAGTATTAGCAGCTTTCTTAGATGCATGCCAATGTCTTAACATATTAAATGCGGCACTAACTCCAAAAGCTGTGGTTGGATCGTCTAAAATTTTTAAACTATACAGATTTGCTTCTTTAGCCCAACCATTTAGTTTACCCGCAGCTATTCCAGCTACATGAGTTCCATGTCCTGTCAAATCTCTGTGATATTGAGCATGCTGAGTGTATGAAGCTTGTTGCCCGCTTATAACTGGCCAATCAACAGTTTTGTATCTTGTTGTACCAACTGAATTTCCACCTGACAGTTGTGTTAATGGTGTATCTTTCCATTCTGGATGATCTGGTTGCATACCACTATCCATCACAACAATATCGACATCTTTTCCAGTAAGAGTAAAAGGAACTTGAAGATCAGCAACTACTGATAAACCTCCCCAAGGATCATTGTCAAATGAAGAAGCAGGTAATCCCCAATTCGCTCCAGCAATTGTTGTATCTTTATGAAAAGGTACAATTTCTTGTAATGCATTAGCAACTGGTGCAAAACCATTCTCCTTTTTAGATCCATACCTTATATCAATAATACGATTATCCGTTGACAATAAACTTGCAGCTTGATCTTTTGATAATACATAATCAAAATTGCTAACACTATCTTTTTTCTCATTATGTAATTCATAACCAGCTGATTTCATGTCTTCCATGAATTTATCGGTATCAATACCTTTTTTTAATGTTACGACACATCGATTTTGATCTTCAGTGCTCATTATCCAACTTTCATAATTTTTAATGTAGTTACTCCAGGAAATGCTCCTGATCCGCTGATACCAGCTGATGATATATAGTTTCCAGTTTCATTAACTCCTACTCCACTCATTTGATCTACATAGATTCTTACTAGTTCACCATTTGCCAATTGTTTAAACGTTGTTATTGTCAAAGTTGAAACATTATGGGATTGATTCGTTATTAAACCATCAGGTAGAAAAATGTTACCGGTACCACCAGGTACAGCTGTAAATCCTCCACCAGTATTTGATTGGATAACAACTTTAAGTGTACCATTTCCACCACCTTTATACCATGAAACAGTTGTTTCAATTTTGTAGTAACCTGCGGTGTCAGTACTTATAGCTTCAGTTCCACTAAACGCATAAGCTACATTAGGACTATATTCTGCTATTGGTGTATTATTTAAAACAACGTGAGAACCAGTTGTATTTGTAGTCTGTTGTGCGCTTAATTCTGCCATGATGAAATCTTCCACTGATTTTGTAGTAATTGTAGTATCGACATAACTTTTATGAGTGGCATCAGTAGTTGCTGTGGGAGTTCCAAGATTAGTTATCTTGTTATTCAATGCATTGATAACTCCAGCGGCATTTAATTGTATATCACTCGCACTTGTTATTCTGGCAAATCCCAATCCACTTGCGGCAAAAGAATCAGCTTCTATAGTACCATTAACCGTTAACTGAGTAGCATTACCATTGAGAGTTATTGGTGTTGAGGTTGAAGCTCCTCTAGCGGTAATACTAGCAAGAGTGTCTGTTCCTGATGTTTGATTAGCTTGAATATACGTTGCATCAATTATAGATTTAATATGAATATCATTAGCTGCTGTTTTTACAAAATCTGAATCAGCTGCCGTTAATATGTAAGCTGAATCTACTAATTGTAATACGGCGGCAGAATCAACTAATTTCTGTCTTAATCGCACGTAATCCGAATCTGCAAATTCTGTTATAACTGCCTGTGTAGTTGCAGAATCGAATTGGTCTTTAAATTCTATCGCTGTTGCAACTCCACTAGAATTTAGAATTCTTAGTTTATCATTTTGATCAGTTGTTAGTCTAATACCACCTAAATGTATTGTTGAACCACTTAAATATAAATCTTTGAATTTTAAGCTAGGTGATCCAATATCTAAAGTACTATCAGCGTTTGGTAATATATTAGTTTTAACTAATGTTAAATCTAATTTAGTTTTTATAAAACTAGAGTCTATCATTTGATCAATTGCTGCAGAATCAGTAACATCTAATCCAGTAATTGTGGCTCCACCAAAATCTGCTGTACCCGTTACATCAAGATTTGTTGTATTAACATTTGTTGAACCCACAGTCGTAGAATTTACATTAGCATTTACTGTATTTGCGGCTATCGTCGTGGCGTTTGTAATTGCTTGACTTCCCATATCAAGTGTTCCAAGCATTGATAACGATCCATTTCTTTTAAACGCATCTGTTATACCATATCCATCTATTGTTGTAGGTTTACCAGTAAGTGATGCAAAAGCTTTATCCTGTCTTAATTGAACATACGCCGAATCTGCTATTAAAGAAACTTCTGCAGAATCTGTAAATAAATTTGGATTGACTCTAGCATTAACATATGCAGAGTCGAATATATTAATTGCTTCTCCTGTGTCTAAAAAATCAAAATTAGCTTGTCTAGATTGAACATAAGCAGCACCAACAACTGCATTAATTCTAGCATCTACTCTAGGATCGGTATAGTACTGATTTGTAGATCCTTCAGGTAAGTTATCC